GTGTTCAGCAGCCACTGCATTACCTAGTACTTCAAATTGGAACTCCATGGCCCACGGTAAACTTACTGTGGTTGAAAGTGCAGGTGGATTGGTAGTAGGTAGAGGGTATGTTATTACTTCCCTAGGAACTACTCCGTTTACCAGCATCGGAGCAGCTGCCAATTTAGTTGGCGTACACTTTGTGGCCACCGGAGTGGGTACAGGATCAGGAACAGCAACCCCAGTAGCTAATCACCTGGTAGCTGTAAGTTCTAGTACCACAGTTAATGCATATTCAACAGACGGTGGTGTAACTTGGGCTTCGGGCGGAGCACTGCCAGCAGGCGTAAGCGGAGCCACGGTGAGTGTTGCCTATGGATTTACTTCGGCAACCAGCGGACGCTGGGTGGCAATAAGTTCAACTGGCGCCAGTTGTTACAGTACCAACGGAGGCATAAGTTGGGTAGCTGGTGGTGCATTGCCAGCAGCCACATACAGTTGTATGACCTACGGACAAGGAAAATGGGTAGCATTAGCCACTGGCGATACCATAAATGCACATTCAACAGATGGCGGAGTAACTTGGACCGCTGGTACTGCATTGCCAGATTCAACCACTTGGACCAGCATTGTCTACGGCGCTAACAAATTTGTTGCAGTATCCAGCAGCGGTGCTGTAGATCCTGCTTATTCTGTAGACGGTGGACTGAATTGGAGTAACACTGGTGAAACAGGATATCTAGGCACAGGAACTATCACAGATGTTAGATACGGACAGGGCGTATTTGTTGTAACAACATCCAGCAGCAACAACATGTCAAGTTCAGAAGACGGAGTCAACTGGACCACAAGAGCTATCACTCGTGCTAGCGGAACCGGCGCACTTGTAGCTGTAAACGGTAATCCACATCAAACCAATATCTGGGCAATTATCCCAAGTGCAAGTACAACAGCAGCATCTAGTGCTATACTAGGATCAACTGCTAAGGCTCGAGCATTTATTGTAGACACCAAACTGATTGCGGTAAGAGTCACAGATCCAGGTTCTTCATATACTGTAGCACCAACAATGACTGTTACGGATCCTAATAATTTGTTTGAAGCTCCGTTTACTGTTAGAATTGGTAACGGTGTACTGGCGCAACCAAGTTTTAGAAATCGTGGCCAAGACTATGATGCAGCGATAGCAGAACAAGATACTGGTGACGGATTTGCTGACAACTTCCAATATGGAAATTATATTTCAGTTAACCAATTAACTGGCTCACCTTCGACCGGTGCCAATGTGGTTATTGCCAGCATACCGGATATCACATTCAAATTGGTAAGTATTCTTTCATTATCAGGAGCCTATGACGGAGGTAAATCAGCTTTCTTCCAGATCAGTCCTGAAGTAAGTCTGTTAAATTCACCCGCACATGCTGCGGCAGTGACCACAAGAATTCGATATAGTCAAGTTCGACTAACTGGACACGATTTCTTAGATATTGGAACAGGTAGCTTTACAGAAACTAATTATCCTGGACTACCAACACAGCCGGCCATACAGGCCAACGAAACACAGGATCTTAACGGCGGTCGAGTATTCTACACATCAACCGACCAAGACGGTAACTTTAGAGTTGGTGAACTGTTTACCATTGAACAATCAACTGGTGTTGCAACCCTAAATGCAGATGCATTTAATATTGCAGGCTTGTCAGAACTAAGTCTAGGTAATATTACACTAGGCGGTAATTCAGCAACAATTACAGAGTTTTCAACAGATCCTTTCTTGTCAGCTAATAGTGATAATGTTGTGCCTACACAAAGGGCAATTAAATCTTATATTGGTTCACAGATTGGTGGTGGTGGAGCCAGTTTGAATGTAAATAGCGTTGTGGCAGGGTTTATACAAATTTCAAATACTCAGATCACAACAACCACAGGGCAGACAATTCAAATGAATGCCAGCTTTAACTTCACAGGCGGAGTTAGAGGTTATCCAATAGCTTGGAATTATTACTTTACTTAATTAACGGAGAATTATATGGCAACAGGAAGATTAGGAGCATTTCCCATTACAGATGGATCTAATACTACAGTATATACTTGCCCAGCAAGTACATTTGCAGTGGTAACAGTGAACATTTTAAATCGATCTAGCTCAGCATCAGCACAAGTTAGATTAGCAGTAGCAACTGCATCAACACCAGCGGCAAACGGATCAGAATATATTGAATATGATTCATCATTGCTTGCAAACGGTGTGCTAGAACGCACAGGCATCGTATTAAAGTCTGGGGAATTAATAGTTGTTTCAACCCCAACAGCAACACCTTCTTTAAGTGTTGTAGTGATGGGCATTGAGACTTCAACAGCATAAGGAAGAATATAAAATGGGAAGAAGAGTCAGCAACGGGGTAGTTGGAGCGGCCGGATCAATCGGCCAACTAAGTATTGTGGGCAACACACTGACCACGACCCAAACTAATACAAACTTGATCATTGATCCACAGGGTACAGGTGTTACGCAGTTTGTGGGAAATCTACAGGCCAACGGTAATGCCACTACAGGTGGTGAAGTACGCTTAATGGATGCAGACAGCAGCAACTATGTTGCTCTTAGATCCATAGCCACAATTACTGGTAATAAAACACTGATGTTTCCAGACAGCGTGGGTACCAACGGGCAGGTATTAACCACTGACGGCGCAAATCCAGCCACAATTTCTTGGACTACCCCAGCTGCGGCAGGTGTTAGTCTAGCAGATAGTACAGGCGGTACCGCTCTTAGACTGTATCACGGATCTAGTACATCAGGTCAGTTGACTAGTGCTAACAGCAACAGTGCGCTAACATTTGTTCCTAGCACAGCCGCATTAGGTTCGACCATTGGTCAATTTCCTACGCTACAAGGCGGAGTAGGAACCAGCGGAACATTGACCATATTGTCAACAACTTCTGGTACCAAGGCCACAGCCGGTATATTGATGACTGAAAGCATTGCATCAACAACAACTGGTACTGGCACACTGGTAATCACGGGTGGACTAGGTGTAGGCGGCAGGGTCAATGCTAGTGATTTTACAGGCACAATTGGTAACAACACTAGATCTGCTGGGCTGTTTACCACACTGACATCAAACGCCGCAACTACATTTACAGCTGGCACAGCAAGTACCACAACAGGAACTGGATCATTAGTGGTTACCGGCGGAGTTGGAGTCTCTGGACAGGTAACAGCAGCCACAGTGGTTGAAACATCCAGTATTGCGTTCAAAGAAAATGTTAACCCTATTGAAGATGCACTGAACAAAATTCTACAACTAGTAGGCGTGACCTATGACAGAAAAGACGGTTCTAAGATCAACGAAGCAGGCCTAATTGCTGAAGAAGTCAACAAAGTGTTGCCTAACCTGGTATCCAAAGACGAAGAAGGCAATGCCTATGGTCTTCAATATACCAAATTGGTGGCCTATTTGATCGAGAGTGTTAAAACGCTAAATACTAGGATTGAACAATTAGAGACAAAATAACATGGCAACCTTACTGAACACTAGAATAACTGACCAAACATTGGTTCTGCCATCGGGAACAACAGCCCAGCGACCAGCAAATCCTGCGCCGGGCAGTATGAGATTCAACACTTCGGTGGGTATTGCCGAAGTATATGACTACGGCAGCTGGAGAGATCTTGCCAATGGTGCAGAATCTTCCGGGTCAGGTATAAACGGATCTGGGGCCAGTACTATATTGTACATTCCATTTTTTGGCAGCTCTCCCAATGACATCACAGATCAAATCAGTGGAACAGTTGGAACAGCAGCTGGCGGCTCAATCACTAGGAATTATCTTCAAGGTGACTATACCGGATTTTATGTTTCAGGTGGTGGCTACCTAGACATACGCCCCCCACAATTTGAAACTGCACAAACCACACTCAACGGCAGAAGATACTGGACCATAGAATGGTGGTGCTGGAATTTTGGCACAGGCACAGGCAGCTCGGCCACACAGTTAGAAATGAATAATTATCCTCACGGTATACTGTATCGAGGTCAAAGCGGCTCTGTTGATCATTATTGGAGAGGTAGTCCTATAAGTTGGGGATCAGTTACCACAGGAGTATGGTGTCACTATGCACTAGTGGGTTATGGAACCACTATCAAGGTCTTTAATAACGGAACCCAGGTTGCTGATACTATGAATGCTGTAGCGTCGAGTCAATTTGCTGATCCTTACTTGCAAGGAACCAGTGCTCTACGAATAGGAGCCAGCAATCATACCGCTTCTACCGGACAGCATACCAATGGTGTATTTAGAAAATTTAGAGTTTCGTTGGGTGCAAGATATGCCGCGGCATTTACCCCAGCAGATGTTTATCCGATAACTTGAGAGAAATATGGCAACATTAAATGGAATCACATTCACCGGAACTGGAGCACTAACACTGCCCAGTGGTACAACAGCTCAACGCCCTAGTCAAGCCAGTACACTGGCCAGTTTTACCACAGTGGGCACAACCAGTTGGACTTGTCCAGCAGGAGTTTACAGCATTGAAGTACTGGTTGTAGCAGGTGGCGGTGGTGGCGGACGACATTCGGGTGGTGGCGGAGGTGGCGGAGGTGTAATTTATCGTCCAGCATTTCCAGTAGTTCCCGGAACTGCATATACTGTCACAGTTGGCGCCGGTGGCACAAGCCCGCCAATCGGCACATACCCTGGGGTTCCGGGCGGACAAGGTGGTCCCGGTGGTAATTCAGTATTTGGAACATTAACTGCTATCGGTGGCGGTGCAGGTGGCTGGTATGGCGGTAATGCAGGCACAGGTGGATCAGGCGGTGGAGCAACAGGTCATGCAACAACAACAGCCGGCGCAGGCACAGCAGGACAAGGATTTGCAGGAGGTTCTGGCCCAAGAGAAAGCCCTGGATATTCGGCCAGTGGTGGAGGTGGTGCTGGCGGCCCAGGCAAGCCCGGAATAAATTCAAATCAGACTGTAACGGTTACAGCTATTGCTGGTGGCGACCGTGGCCTTACTGTCTATATCAGTGGCGGCGATGGCGGCCCAGGGTATTTTAGCAACATAACAGGACAAGAGCGGGCCTATGGTGGCGGTGGTGGTGGCAGTCCGCAATACGGCGATGCCTATGCAGAAGGCGGCAATGGCGGTTCGGGAGTAGGCGGCAGAGGATCTCCCGGTATATCTACTTCAGAGGGCAATCAATACGGCTACGACGGTGTAGCTAACACAGGTGGCGGTGGCGGCGGTGCTCATTACAATGCACCAGCAAGTGCCACAGCTGGCAGATCAAGTGCAGGCGGATCTGGTGTGGTATATCTAAGATACAACACCAATGACGCTACAGGTGCAGTAGGGGGTGCAGCTAGACACAATGCAGCCAGAGGCGTGGAATATGTAACAGGTGACGGCAGATGGACCAGTTATGTAATGCCATTCTTGACCAGAACTATTATTACTACGGCCTATGCTCAAGGTGGATACAAAGATGCAGTGGCTTGGAACAACACCAATCGAACGGTTGTTGCAACTGATACCACAACTAACCTAGGTGATGGCACACAAGAATTATCGCACAACTATCACAGTGGTGCTTGCAGTAAAAATCTAGCCTATGTGTTTGGAGCGCCTGGTGCGCATGGTACTGCATCAAACTATATCATTGCCTTTAACATGAGAACTGAACAGGTTTATGCCTCAACTGGCAGTAGATACATGGCAGTTAGTACCACAAACATTGGATCAATGTTTAAAGAACACTACACTGCTTGGATCTGTCAAGGTGGCTACGGAACCGGTGTTGAAGAGTTTAACATGAATACAGAAACGCTAGTAGGCACCATTGCCGGCGTGATATCAAATGAAGCTGGCTGGGCCATGAGCCACGAAAATTTTGGTATTTCTTATGGATCAGATAGCGGTAGCCGCACTTTCCACTTTGCCACAAGAACCAGCACAGCAAGACCGGGAACACATCCCAGCGCACACCATCAACAAAAATCAGTACAGACCAAGTTGACCAACGGTTATGCTGGTAACGAAGGAAACTATGCGGGTGGCAATAATTTCCGTAGAACTAATTTTTATACAGATATAACAAGCGGAACAGTAGCCAAACCTATAGGTAACTGCGGAGAAGAAAACTTCACAATGGGACAGGACCATCAATATATGCTAGGTATGTACAACGGATTACAAAACAACATCAGTTGGCGATTCAACTATTCTTCAGAAACTGGATATACTGGTGGAGCTTCAATGGAACCCAAAGGTAGAGCCGGAATGAGTTCTGCTGTTTGCGCCTGGAGAGATTAAAAAAATGGCAACTTTAGATAGTACAACAATTAACGACACTGGATTTTTAACCTTACCAGTTAATTCTAATCCAGCAGCAGGCAGTCAAGGCAGTCTAAGATACAATCCTCAGTTTGGTAGATTAGAATATTACCACACACGAGATGTTTCAAGATGGGAAAATTTAACCAACCCATTCCTAACTAGATGTATTTCGACCGTGGGATATCTCCATGGCGGGTATGCTGCCAGCACAGTATGGAGTGTTACCAACAGAGTTAGCTACCAGACCGACACTACAATTAATCTTGGAGACACTCAAGAAACTGCACACAATTATCAAGTTGGTGCGTTTAATAGAACTAGAAACTTTACCTGGGGAGCGTCAGGCAGTCACTGTGGCCCATCTGCTGCAACTATCTGCTTTAATATGAGAACCGAACAATCTCAAACTTCTGGCTATACTAGAACATTCCCAGTGAGTCAGATTAGTGCAGGAACAGTGCAACAAGAAGAATACTATGCTTGGTGGCAAATGAGTGGTTACAGCGCCAACATCTATGAATTTAATCTAACCACAGAAACAGGATATACCGGATATGCTCAGGCCAACATAGGCAGCTATGTTTGGGGAATGAGTCATGAAAACTACGGAGTATTTTGGTCTAACGGCGGCGCTCAGACTTGGACATTTGCAAATAGAACAGGTGCTGCTCGAGCTGGTACAACGCCCAGTGGTGACGGATATCAAAAAAATATTACCTTTAAACAAGGCTATGCCTATGCTGGTCGTGAAGGTAATCCAAGTACTAACTGGCGCAAAACCAATTTTACCACCAATACATCAGCAGATGCTCTAGGTGCTAAACCGTATTATTCAGGTGAGGAAAACATGTTCTCGGCCCAAGACTGGGGATATGCTGTAGGATGGTATCAAGGTGTTCACGTTAACACAGCATTCAAATTTGTGTACGCCACTGAAGCAGGATTTGGTACCACTTCCAGTCTAGAAGCCAAAGGAAAAGTTGGCAATAGTTCAGGAGTGATGAGCTGGAGAGATTAAAGTTTATAAATATGTTTTTATAAAAAAGAGGAATTTATGCCAGATCGTATAATGGAATATCATTCAGACAGATTTAACAGCGAAATCAATTCTGATGTAAGTATGTTGTCAGAAAGAGACAAAGAGTTAATCAAAAAATCTTTAAACAAAGAATGGACCAATCCAAAATTTAAACTTAGGTGGTTTGTGGGTCAGGCGCAGATTACTCCTTTTGCTAAGTTTCGCCAATGGCTATTGGAAATCAAAACCAAAGAAGAAGCCATTGAAAACATGGAATATGAACTAGCCAAGCATCAAGTGGAAATTGAACGCTTCAAAAGACTAAGAGACGCATCCACAGATGATCTTGACCGAAGAATGGCTGAGATTGAAATGTGGAATCTTGAAAGACTGCTTTACATGAGCAAGCGTAGAATTCAAGACTGGTACCTAGAGCGTCAACACTTGGTAGACCTGCTGAAAGAATTTCTAGACAGCGATGAAGCCAAATTAAAAGATGGCAGCGGTCGTACCTATATGGATATTATAGATACCGAAGAAGAAGATAATTTTGAAGCTGAAATTTGGACCAACCGTTTGGCTAAACAAGCAGCCTGTGACTTAATTTTCTACGGAAGAATAAACAGTGGTAATATGGATGCTATTCTTACCATGAGTGCAGAACAACAAGCAGAAACGCTGGCGTTAGGACTGAATTTTGCCACCCAGCTACAGCAGTACACCAATAATCTACAATTAAAGATAGATGATAAATTAAAATTACAGAACTCGTTAGACAGCTTTGATCTAGTAAAACCTGCAGCTATTATAGATACAGAAAAAAATACAGAAGCCAAGCCTAACGGTGCTGTTCCGCCTGGAGGACTTTTAGATGTATATAGTTTATGAATCGATTTCACACAATGATCCTAGATTTGATCCAAAAATTCAAGAAATTGGAAAATTTTGGCATCACACAGTGGCATACATAGCCCCAGAAAATGAATCTTCGGTTGTTACTTCTTGGCTGCACGGTGATCAAATTTCAGAAGCTGTGGCCAAAGCAAATAAATTTGCGTGTGCAAGTCATGGCGAACTAACAGTAGTGAACAAGTTGGCCACAAACTATGAAGATATTATCAGTCCCACTAGCTACAGCAATAACGATTATAAAAAACAGATCTATTTTCTAACACCTCAGAACAAAACTGATTCGGTAACATTTATTAAAATTGTCATGAAGCAGTATGCTAACTCTAAGGCACCAGAAGATGTGGCTGCAAAGCTAGTTGAAAAAATTGAAGCACTCGACGCCAATGACCTAGATGCCGCACAGTATTTTATGTATTGTTATTTTCCCTGGAGTATATATGCTACAGAAGGCCTTCCAAGACCTAGAGAATTCGAAGTACCCTGGATACTGTAACCACTATTAAATTAACTTAATCACGCTACGGATAATTAATATTAACCTTAGCGTGATTTTTAATGAGAAAAATTTTTAGCGTACCACTTAATCCAAAACTAGCACCAAACCAATATATAGAATTTTTTGAATTCTTAGAAGAATACAAAGACTTTATAAGGGATGTGTATTTTACATCTCGCATAGCTCCCTTTCACCAAGATGCTATGGGCGATATTTTTATGCTCCAAGAAGATTACGGCGTTGCTATAGATGCAGCCTTGTATATTCAAGATAATTTAGGCATACCTATAAGCGCCACATTCAACAATATACAAGTTCCTCCTACCCAAAAAAATCTAGATATTTTTATCAAGAATTTCAAACCTTTGTATGATAGGGGGATACACAGTGCAACAATTCCACACACACATTGGATGGCCACAGGGCAGATTAAAGCTGCCTTTCCAAAGCTCTATGTAAAGAATACAATTCTAAGAGAAGTTCGTACAGCGCAAGAAGTTGTTGATCTTGCCAAATATGGTTTTGATTATGTAAATCTAGACCGAGATCTCATGCGATCGCGCTCAACATTACTAGAAATTAAAAAAGCCAAAGCATATATTAAAAAAGAATTTGGCAAAGATATAGCTGTTAGCCTGTTAGGCAACGAAGGTTGTATAGGCGGCTGTCCTATGATGACTGAACATTTTCAATATAACAATACTCGACAGGGCAACGATCCGCAGTACTTCAATGATCCCATAAGTCGCACCAGTTGCAAGAAATGGGATGTTGAAGACCCTAGTGTATTTTTAAAAGCTGCAAATTTTACTCCTTGGCGTGAAGACTGGGATGATTTTATTGATAACCTTGGCATTGACAGCATTAAAATGCACGGTCGAGAAGCTGTATCTAGACTCTATGAAACCATGGATATTATAAAAAGATATGCAGCCAAAGAAGAATATTTGTTTTCTACCTTTGATCAGTTCCTTAATGAAACCAATCTAGTGGAAAAACCCATTACTATTTGGCGAGAAAAAATTAGAGATTGTAAATTTGAATGTTGGGATTGCCATTTCTGTGACAAACTCTACGAAAAGAAAAGTGATATTGCTCATTCTGAGTTAACCAGGCATGTGGTCGAAGCAATTTCTAGGTCCGGAATTCCAACAACTAGAGTAGACATTCCCGGCCTAACCAGTCCTAGAGTCCAAACTTTATTAAACAATCTAGCACAAGGTGTTGATACCTATATGGAAATTGGTGCCGCAATGGGATCTACATTCTGCGCCACTATAAAAGATAACCCGTTGACTGCTATTGCCATCGACAATTGGAAACAAAATATACAACCGGCAACAAATAATATTAACCAACTGCCAGAAAACACTGTGCAAGCGTTTATAGAAAATGTTAAAAAATACAAAGGCGCAAGTAACATTACGATATACGATCGAGACATGTTTACTGTTGACCTAGGCATACACCTAAATCAAATTAAACTGTGGTTTTACGATGGTCCACATGATCATCAAAGTGTTAAACAGGCAGTAGAATTTTATCACCCATGCTTTGCACAAGAAGCAGTATTGGTGTTCGACGATGCTAATTGGCAAGGAGTGGTTGACGGCGCAAGAGAAGGCATAAATGCCAGTGAATTAAAAGTGCATTTTGAAAAACTCATGCTCAACGAAGAAGAAGATCCCAATGGCTGGTGGAACGGTGTGTACATAGTTGTTATTTCAAAGAGGGTTTCATGATACATAGAGTTAGAAAAATAATTGTATTTGGTGGCGGCACAAGTGGTTGGCTGACTGCGGCCTATCTAGTAAAAAATTTACAAATTCCTACAGAAGTTGTACTAATAGAAGATGCATCAAAAGGCCCAATTGGAGTAGGCGAAGGAACCCAGCCGTTTACAGCACAGTTTCTTTACGCCTGCGGTATTACTCCAGAGATGTGGATGAAAGACAGCGATGCTAGTTTTAAACTAGGTGTTGAGTTGGTCGGATGGAATCAAGATCCTTACTTTGTAGATAATGACAGCTCAGACAACTGTGTAGTTGCCGAAAATTTGTATACTCCGGAATATTTTGCCAACAAACCCTACGAAGAATTTAGCAAATGGCATCCGGCATACACTCTAGCCAAGGCAAATAAATCTTTAAAAATTAAAGACCATTTAGATTTAAATTTTCAAATGGGGCCTGAGGGCTATGGTGCGGTACACTTTAATGCCTACAAGATTATAGATACTGTGAAAAAACTTATTATTGACAAGATCACTTATGTTGATACCAAGATTGAAAATATTGGCAAAGATATACACGGCATTACTAAGTTGGTTGACAACAACAGCGTAGAATATAAAGCAGACCTTTATTTAGATTGTACTGGGTTTGAAAGTCTGTTGATAGGAAAAACACTAGAAACTCCTTTTCAAAGTTACTCTGAATGGTTGCCTAACGATCGAGCAGTGGTAATTCCGACTCCATTTAAAAATCCACAAGAAGAATGTTTTCCGTATACCAAAGCTACTGCAATGAACTCGGGATGGATGTTTACTATTCCTAATTTTAAAAGGATTGGTAATGGCTATGTTTACAGCAGTAAGTTTATCAGTGACGAAGATGCTGAAAAAGAACTAAGAGAAAAGATAGGGGAATTTGAAGCTCCTGCAAGACTTGTAAAAATGAGATGCGGTTTTCAGAAAGCAATTGCCGTAAAAAATGCCTGCGCTATTGGGCTTAGTGCAGGATTTGTTGAACCCTTAGAAGCTACCGGAATTACATTTACTACTAGTGTGGTAAAATCAATAACCGATCTTCTCAATATGTATAACAACCTTTGGAATGAAGAAGTTAAAGCGCATCTAAATAGAGGCTTCTACGAAATGTCAATAGAGATATTAACCTTTGTTTGGGCACATTATCATTTTAGTAACAAGAACAATACAGCATATTGGCAGCATATTAGGTCAATGAAAATAACTGATCTTCCAAAAGAAAGTCAATTTGTTCTAGGGCATTATTATCCTAACCCTCCAAAGTTTTTATTCTTTAGTCCTGCATCAATGTTCAACTGTGTACAATGGTTTAGTATGATACATGCTGGCGGTGCTTATAAAGATGTGTCATATGACATTGATCCAAAAGTTAATCAATACTATGAATATTTTTTAGATACATTGACTTATAAAACTGAAAAAGCCAAAGAAATATTCCCTAATCATTATGATTATCTAAAAGAATGGTACAGTTAAATGTCTGTTCCTATTTTTTCTGCAGATTTTTTTCATCAGTCTACAGTTGGTTTAGATAAAATACATCAGCTACAAGAAGAAATTTTAACAGCAAAACAAACTGAAGACAGTACAGAATATACAAATGACAGGTGTTGGCGTTCATCTCGCAGATATAACATGCCCTGGTTAATGGATCAAGTTGTGTTATTGGCTAATCAGGCTGTAGAATTTTATCAGGATAAAGATCCGGTATTCCGGTCAGCTTATAAAAACCAACCTCTTAAAATTAATTATTGGACAAATGTAAATAGCCCAGGAGCTAGAAATGTGTTACACTCACATTTAGATTCTTGTTTTTCCTGTGTGTACTACATACAAGCAACTGGCACCGGGGATTTAAGACTGATAAATCCTGCTAACTTGTTAGGAAAAACAAATAGAACAAGCCCTTTTACAAGAGATTTTTATTTTAGTCCTGTAGAAGGCGACTTGATTCTTTGGCCAGCTTGGGTGCCTCATGAAGTAGAACCAAATTTATCAAATAAAGATAGAATAAACATTACCTTCGACATAACTGTATAAGATTAGGAATTTAATTATGCCATTACAAGAACTCAGATCAAACGAATATTTTATTTACACACAAAAATTAAGAGATGCAGGAGACGATCCTTATCTAAAACACAAAGCAATTAAAGATAGACAAAAAGCTAGAGAATTGCTAAATGGATTATTGAAAGACAGAGAAGTTATTATTTTTTATTTAGATAACGGCACTGAAAAAAATATTATTGGCACGCTTAAAAAATTATTAGAAAAAGAATATTGGCCTGAACTAGAATCAATCCCTAAGACACTGGTATCAATAAACGATCAGCTGGTACCTCAAGAACATCATGTTGCTTTTTGGGAAATTCCGTTAAAGGAAGCAAGACTGATTCACATAGACTCTATAACCAAGTTCATGACTAAATCAGTTGGGTTAGATTCTGCTTGGTTTCAAAAGGTAAAAAATGAAAACAGATGATTTTATCGAAGTGTATGATAATGTTTTGTCAAGAGAAGAATGCGAAACAATCATCAACTATTTTGAGCACATGAAAACTCACGAGCTGGTATTTGATCGTAGAGACTCAGAAAAAACCCCAAGACATGAAAAAGACGACGAGACCTGTTTTTTATTTGATCCTGATGGATTTTTATTAGACCGAACCCATCCTATTCTTCAGACTGCGTTAAGAAAGTTTTGGGATTGCTATAAAAATTATTCAGAAAAATATAGCATTATACAGAAATCAGCACCTCATGGAATTATTAGTATGCGCCTGCAGAAAACAAAACCGGGTGGTGGCTATCATATTTGGCACTATGAAACTCAAAACGGAAGATTGTATACTGGTAGATTTGCAACCTATATGATATATCTTAATACTATTCCTGTTGGCGGCGAGACAGAATTTTTATACCAGCACTCTAGGATTAGTCCGGTGGAAGGTAGAATAGTTATTTGGCCAGCTGGGTTTACCCACACTCACCGCGGTAACCAACCTATAGGCAAAGACAAATATGCAATTACAGGTTGGGTGGAGTTTCTTGAATAATTAAAAAATCAACTTCCACGGTTTTTTAAATGTTTTTTTAAAGTATTCAAAAGATTCTTCGTCGAATATTATCATAGTGGTTCGACTAGGGTGTAATTTATAATGAGCCTTAAATTGATTATTCTCGGCCCAGTTTCGAACATATAGATATCCTTCACAGGCTCTCAAGTGTTTGCGAGCCATGTACGGCATTGTTTCGACTTTATACATATTGACTTAGGAAAACTCTTTTAATCGTGTATCTAAATGTCTGCGCAATTCCATCAACTTGCTTCTTGACTCAGGAACAGTTGATGAAATAGTTTTCTTATCAAAGATATCTCTATGTTGACTGTCTATCTGTCGAACTTCTTTTAATAGTTCGTTTAACTTTGAACTTAATTCTTTTTTAACAGTTTCATTTTGAATCCGTGAAATTTTTTCACTAAACGTAGTAAATTCTTTTTTAAATATTTCACTATTTTCTATAGTGTTCAGCATTTTCTAACTCCATTATGGTATCAATTTTTGTTCGTATCAGCTGATTATTCAATGTGGTCTTCAGTCCACTGTGTAATTGCTTAGGAAGATGATCTAGATCGCACCATGCCAGTGTGGGCACCGCCTGCGTTAAAAATTCATCAGCGACTAAACACACATAGGTACCGTATTCAAATCCACGATCTTCGCTGAGGTATAATTCAATGGGCAGTATTCTACCTGAGTGATAATCTTTAAGTAACACATCAGCATCTTCTAACAGCGATGCAGATCTAGCAAATGTGGGCACAGTCCATTTCTCATCTTGAAGAATAAGAAGTATTCTACCCGTGGTTCTTGCTAGAAATAATAAGCCGGCTCGTTGTTGCATTCAGTACTTATTAAGGATTTAGAGTCAATCTCCAAGATCCTGGCAAGTACTCACCTTCAAAAGATTTTAACCACTGTACACCATCCCACTTGTACTGTATACCAGTTCGTAAGTTAGTAATGTAAATATTGGTTGTAACTTCCTCAGGATCAAAAACACTGACCCACTTACTACCGCTCCATTCAATAATACTGTTAGCCTTGATGTAGGTATCTGAATCATCTAGATTTTTCCAGGCAGTTGGTCCTGAACTACGCTCTGGCTTACCTGGTAGGTAAACATTAGTTTCAACGGTTTCGGTGTCCGGATCATCACCTTCCGAGAACCAATCTGGGTAGGTATATTTTTCAATGGTGTATTTTATAACACTAGCATCGCCATTACTATCCTCTAATGGAGGAAATTCATTTAAGCGAATCTTGTATTTGCCTGACACTGTTCGATAACTAGTTGAGCTAAAAGTTTGAAATTCTCCACCATCCTCAACTTCTGCAAATCCTACTTCAACGCCGTTAACATACACTTTGGTTTGAAAGATGTTGCTATAAGACCTTGGCAAGTTAGAGGCACTGGCCTTTTGCTTTTGATCAGGCCTAACAATTCTGTAGTAATCTATGTCAGTATCAATAATATTAGTAGCAATGCTGGCCGCTCGAGTTGGCGCAAGGAACATGTTTAGGTCATCTAACATTAGATATCTTAAACCTACAGGATAGTTTGCCTTTGTTCCGTAGGTAGTCAAGGGATTAAAGTTATAGGGATTAATGATAGCATCTATTGTGCCTTTGCTGGCTGAACGCACACTGGTATAAACTGTGTTATCGGGGTATCTGCCTGTGGTTATCAATGTATTGCCTGGAACAGTATCCATATCCATAGACACAACTAATAAAGTAGGATCCACAGGATTAACAGCAATAGAGCCAACTAGTTCTCCACCATTAGGTTGTTTAAATGTAATTCTGCTGACACCTTGTTTATAACCACCATATTGATCTAGTACCAATTGCCAATCTAATTTCTTACCAATCTTTTCCGGAGGTAAATCTAATCCAGCATCGAGTACAGCCTGGCCAACATCCACAATACTGATATTATAATCCCCGGCAACGCCATTGTCTGCCTTTAACATAACAATGCCATAATTTTTATATTCTATTGTGTTTACAATATCGCCGTCATTATAAATTAAATTGTTCATATTGACAGCATCGCCGGTATTGGTAAACATGTTGTTGATAACTGCACGAACAACACCTAGCTTTTTAACCTTGGTCGGAGGACTGATGTAAATTGGCATTTCAAATTCTAAACTGGCAATGTCTATATCTGTTTCAGTGCCTTGCGGTATTGATCTAGAACTGAAATTAGTACTGGTAAGATAGATAACACTGAGACTGGTCCAATCAACATAGTTGTCTGTGGTTTGAACTTCGAGACTTGGATTGAATAAAATTAATATCTGCTCAAGCAATTGCAATTTTTGATCTGTATTTGATGTCCATACATCTGCCTTAACCCGCAATTTAAAAGGAGTTGGCATTAATCTTTCAACAGTATAGCCTGCACCTTGTTCAGTACCATATACTCGTTGCCCTGCAACATCTTGGTAGGTGCGTTCTCGTACATTTACCTTACTAACAAATGTGCTGTCTGCTAGTCTGCTGGTATCTAATTCTAACCCTGTGATATAACAAGAAATTCTTGGAACAGTAGGCATTTTGTTTTCACTGTTGTCTTTGATTATACTAGCCACTTGTCTAGTCAAGTCACCATACATAACAGGTACTAGTCGTTCTTCTTTATCGCCCGCTTGATATTTAAATCCAATAAACACCCGCATGAACTGTGTTACATACCGGCGTATCTGTCCATCGTAAAAGAAATCCATTATTCGTCTGCCTCTGGTCTAAGAGCTTTTGACAAGCTCTGGCGCTCTTTAACTACCTTGCCATTAATGGTTGCAGTTTTTGCATTATTGACAAAGTCTGCTTTTTGTGTTTGTCTAACATCTTTGCCAACAAATCTATCGCCGGTGCCAACATCGCTTTCGCCTAGGTTGTTCATGGTCATTCTTACATTATCCTCAATCTTGATCCATCGTGTGCCACTGTATCTAAACAGTCGAGTAGGCAAATAATCTGTTCTTAAACAGAATTGTCCTTCTTGAGGGGTTGTTGGGAAAGCAATACCGGCAGTGAATCTAGCACCGTTAGCTGGAATTGCATCAGCTAGCCAAGTATCTGTATTGCCGTTTATTTCTCCATACCCACCACGCTCAATACTTCTATAAGTTTGATCAGCAGTAACTCCGGCATATATAGGATTACCTTCAGTGTCAAACAACGGAGCACCATTTTCGTCTGTGGCCTGCGGTTGGTTATCTGTAATGAAAGTTGTTTCAAGGTCAGCACTGATCAGTTGAGGATTACCATCTGGGCCTTTTTGCAAGTGATAAAACTGCGTAGTGTCAAATCCACTCTTTGGAGCATCTGCTTCTGCTTGGTCCAGTACCGCAGCAGTGATCTGCATTTCTTTTTCATAAGTCGACATGATGTCGCGCAAGGTAGTATTACTGCCTTCTTCTGCAACACCATCAAGTATCTGTTTAAATTCTTGACTGTCAACCAAGGGTTTACATTTTGCACGATATAAATGCGGATACCAAGTTACTGAAAATCCTTCTGCTGCCCTATTAACTTCTTCAACAACATAGAATCGTTTGAGAGCAAATTGCAAATTGTTTAAGGCATGTTCATCTTTCAAGTGAGGTAGTTCAATAACATCGCCACTCATGATCTTACGACCTATTTTTTCTACAGTGTCGTTGATGTGGAAGGTCATAAAGATTGTGTCGTTTTGTAAAAACAAGCCAAATTGACTTAGGTTAAAATCAATATCTGCTAGGTTGTAAACACCACGCAACAGATAAATGTCGGGATCATACTTGCGATCACGGTTTTCTAAAAACAACAGATCTTGAATTTGTGTTTCGTTAGAAGTACCGTAGTTTGGAGTACTTGGAGTATCGCCCTGAGTGGCGGCTCCAGGCCCAATATATTTGTGAACCAGCACATCAGTACCGCCAACTTGGAACATTTCCCAAACGGTTTTGTCAATAAATTTGTAATCGTTGCCCTTTTCTGGGCGGTATAAGCTGAGTCTTGGCATAGTAGTATATTTACCGCTACGATAAATAGTTGTATGAACCAAATAGATCAAGCCAAAAAAGAAGTCTACGACTACTGCAAACTCATGCTGGGCGACGGCATGATTGACATTGAATTAGACCCCCAGCACTACGAAATTGCACTGACTCGAAGTCTAGCTGTTTTCCGCCAACGAAGTGATAACGCTGTAGAAGAAAGTTATGCATTTATGACACTGAAACAGGATACCAACGAATACATTCTTCCAAAAGAAATTCAACAGGTGCGTCAGATTTTCCGTCGCAGTGTTGGTTCAAGAAGTGGTAACGGCACCGGCGGTACAGTATTTGAACCGTTTAACATGGCCTATACAAACACCTATTTGTTATCATCAACAAATATGGGTGGCTTATTAACTTACGAATTATTCAGTCAGTACCAAGAACTAGTAGGTAAAATGTTTGGTAGTTTTATCAACTTTACATGGCATCCAACTCATCGTAAATTGATCATTCAACAACGCCCCCGCGGTGAAGAAGAAGTAATGCTATGGGTGTATAATACTCGTCCAGATTTTGGTATCATCAACGATACCTATGCAGGGCAATGGGTTAAAGATTACAGTCTAGCCAACTGTAAAATGATGTTAGGACAGGCTCGTGAAAAGTTTGCGCAAATTGCAGGACCTCAAGGTGGTTCAAGTCTAAACGGTGCGTCTGTGAAAGCAGAAGCACAAACGGATCTAGATCGTCTAACCAAAGAATTAGAAACTCTAGTGTCAGGCGGTTCTGGCTACAGCTTCATAATTGGTTAACCAGAGTTGACCTTGTAGTTATTCTATAGTATACTTGTCTTATAGGAGACATTTATGATTATAGGAATATGCGGATTCATCGGCAGCGGCAAAGATACAGTTGCTGATTACCTTGTTAACTTCCACGAATTTAGGCGAGAGTCATTTGCTAACACACTTAAAGATGCAGTGGCAGCAGTATTTGGGTGGGACCGCACCATGCTCGAAGGGCGCACAAAAGAAGCCCGCGAGTGGCGAGAACAAGTAGATCCGTGGTGGGCAGAACGACTGGCAATGCCTACTCTAACTCCTAGATGGGTATTGCAATACTGGGGCACAGAAGTTTGCCGTAGATCATTCCATGACGACATTTGGATTGCCAGCCTAGAAAATAAACTCCGTACTAGCAAAGACAATGTAGTAATCAGCGACTGCCGCTTCCCTAACGAAATACAAAGTATACGAGATGCAGGTGGAAAAATTGTATGGGTGCAGCGAGGAAACTTGCCTGAGTGGTACGATACTGCAATTGAAGCCAACAAAGGCCATAATTGGGCAACGCAAGATTTAAAAATGCGTAAGATTCATGCTAGCGAAACAGCCTGGGTTGGCACAGAGTTTGATACTATCATTGACAACAACCAGTCAATTGACGATTTGTATCAACAGGCAAAATTAATAGTCAGCAACGAGATCTCCTTGCTTCCAGTTAACTCCGTCCTTGGCTAATACCTGAGCACAATTAGCACAAACTGTTTTTAAATTAGCAGGACGGCAGTTGTCGAGATTGCCGTCTACATGAAAAACCCTAAACGGTTCTTTGTGAACGCTTTTAAATCCACACCGATCGCATTGTAATTTCATACGATACCCCGCCCTAAACCAGCGGGGTATTCCATGATTAACTCCGTGAGACATGCAGATCTCGCAGAGGCTACGGTAGTAGATTCTGTTGTTTTTCTTGTAGTTGACTGCACGGGGTCTAGAACCGCATTTGCATAAAGGTCTCATACAGATATTTACACCTTTTCTGCCCCTTTTCAATATGTTATAAGTAGCCATTTTTCCTAGACTACGCTAAATATTATGAGAGAACTAAACTCAGGAGATAACGATATGGCACTAGTTTCCCCAGGCGTACAAGTTACGATAATTGATGAGAGCTTTTATACACCAGCTGAACCTGGTACCACTCCTCTTATTGTTGTAGCTACAGCACAGGATAAAAGCAATGGAGCAGGCACAGGTACTGCTACTGCGACAACAAAAGCAAATGCTGGAAAAGCATTTAGATTAACAAGTCAGAAAGATGTTGGTGACTTGTTTGGTGTTCCTTTCTTTGAAAAGACACCTAGCAACACACCGATTCACGGTAGTGAGCGTAATGAATATGGATTGTTGGCAGCTTACAGCTACTTAGGTGTTTCAGCAAGTGCATTTATTGTACGAGCCAATGTTAACCTAAACGAGCTAGAAGGCACGGCAACAGAGCCAGGCGCAGAGCCAACTGATGGTGCATGGTGGGTTGATACTCGTGCAACAACATACGGTATCTTCGAGTGGAACGGCGCAGCCGGTGACACCACAGGCGGCCAATCATTCACAATGAAAGAGCCGATTGTGTTAACAGACGATGATGCAACAACAAAAATCACCAGCAACGCACCAAGAGGATCAGTTGGATCTATCGGCGATTATGCTGTGGTATTTGAAACTGGTACCGTACAAAAAGAAATAGCAAGAATTTACTTTAAGAGCCCAGGCGGCGGTTACAACGAAAGCGGTAGCTTGGTAGCGGCCGGTACATGGGTTAAAGTAGGTAGTGGTGGTTGGGCAGCTAGCTGGGCAACAGTTACTTCTAAAACACTTAGTACTACAGGTTCATGGTCAGTCAGCGATACTTTCTCATTAAATGGGACACTAATTACTGCATCGGGTGTAACTCCGGCAAGTCTAGTTAGCGACATTAATACAGCAATGGGCGGAAGTTCAGGTGTATATGCTAAACTAGTAAACAACAAAATTAACTTTTACAGCAATGGTGCAACAGAAGGACAAGCTGACTCAACGAGCTCTGGTAGCATTGTTTTAGCAGTTGGAACCGGCAACCTAGTCCACGCAACATCAACTACGACTAGTACTCTTGGAATAATTGCAGGTGAATACTTCCCCCCAACATTATCTATTGCTCCCCACACTAGCGTTCCAGAATTCAAAGGCAGTGACACAGAGCCAAAGCCAACTGGAAGCGTATGGTTAAAAACAACTGAGCCAGGCGAAGGCGCTCGTTGGAGAGTCAAGCGTTGGAATTCTGCTACAGGTGCATGGGTGGCCTATGATGCTCCAATCTATGATACAAGTGCAAGTTCACTATATTATCTAGATCGCAGCGGTGGTGGTACAAATATTCCATCAGACAGCATCTTTGTTTTAGCTAACGCTGAAGAACAATTCAGCTATGCTGATGGCACAGACGAAGCCCCAGATACTCGCGATACAACTTTCAAAGAGTTGAGTTTCCGTGTTTGGAGAAGAGCAACTACAGGTGCAACAGTTGTTGAATCAGCAGCTATCACAGCAGGCACATTTGCAGCAGGTGCTAAGACATTTACTATCAAACAAACTATCAAAGGTAGCCTAGCACTTTCAGCAGCCACTACAGTTAGCTTTACAGCAGCTGGATCAACTGCTGATGCTGAAACATTAGCAGCGGCTATCAATGCAATTTCAATGTCCGACACAGCCGGTGCCCCAGTTACAAATCACATTGAAGCAGCAGTTACAGCAGACAACACAATTACTTTGTCACACAAAGTTGGTGGCGAGATTCGTTTAACTGATACAGGCGGTACAGGAAATCCTGTGGCAGCATTGTTTACCCCTTATAATGTGGTTACAGAAGCTGGTACAGCTAACTTCTATACAGCTCCTACAGAAGCAGCCGACGACTATGTTGTTACTAATTGGCGTCCACTAGCTGACGAAGCCACAAACGGTTTTGCAGCAAGTCCAGATGCTCCATTAAACGAGCCAGCAGATGGTCAACTATGGTACAACAACAACTTTGCTGAAGTTGACATGATGGTTCATAATGGTCGCACTTGGGTTGGTTACAAACACGCTACAAGCCCATACTACAATGCTTCATCGGCACTACAAACAAGCCCAGGCGGTCCTATTGTGGGCGCAACTGCTCCGGCAGCAGCTAATGGCCAAAGCGACGGTACAGCTCTAGTCAACGGTGATCTATGGATCAGCACAGCCGACATGGAAAACTATCCAACAATTTACAAATGGGATGGACTAAACCTAGAGTGGGCATTAGTTGACAAGACAGATCAAATTACAGATCAAGGTGTGTTATTTGCCGATGCTCGTTGGGCAACTAGCGGCGCATCAAGCACACCAAGCACTATTGCTGATCTACTACAAAACAATTTCTTAGATCCAGATGCTCCAGATCCAGCACTATATCCAAAAGGTATGTTGCTATGGAATCTACGCAGAAGTGGTGGCAACGTTAAGAAATATCAAGACAGCTACATTGATCTGGCCGCAGACAATGCAAGAACTGGTGCTGCTACACTAAATGGTGCAGCGTTTGTTTCCGGCGAAAGCATGAGTGGTTACTGGTCAGATCGTTGGACTACAGAAAGTGGTAACAACGAAGACGGTTCAGGCGCATTTGGTCGTCTCGCACAGCGTAAGGTTGTTGTTCAGGCAATGAAGTCAGTAATTGACACCAGCATTGAAATCCGCGACGAAGAGCGCAGAAACTTTAACTTGATCGCTGCTCCTGGATATCCAGAGACACTACAGAACTTGATCAGCTTGAATATTGATCGTGGTCAAACAGCGTTTGTTATCGGTGACACACCATTACGCTTACCAAGCGATGCAACATCATTGTTGAACTGGGGTACTAATGCTGCTCTAGTAACAGACAACGGTGACGACGGTATTGTGAGCTATGATGAATATTGCGCAGTTTACTATCCAAACGGATTTACCACAGACCTAGGTGGCGCTAACGCAGTTGTTCCAGCATCACACATGATGTTGAAGACATTTGCCCTAAGCGACCAAGTTAGCTATCCGTGGTTTGCACCAGCTGGTACAAGACGTGGTGGTATTAGCAACGCAACAGCAGTTGGTTACATTGATGCACTAAGCGGTGAATTCCAAACTGTAGCATTGAACGAAGGTACAAGAGATGTGCTTTATGATCTAAAAGTTAACCCAATTCCATTCTTTGTTGGAGTAGGTCTAGTTGCTTATGGTCAAAAGACTCGTGCTAGAAATGCCAGCGCATTAGATAGAATTAACGTAGCTCGTCTAGTTGTTTATCTAAGAAGCCAGCTAACAAAACTAGCCCGTCCATATGTGTTTGAACCAAACGATTCTATCACCCGTGATGAAATCAAAGGCGCAGTAGAGAGCTTGTTATTAGAATTAGTTGGTCTAAGAGCTCTATATGACTTTGCAGTGGTCTGTGATGAGTCAAATAACACACCAAGTAGAGTTGATCGTAATGAGTTGTATGTTGATATTGCTATTGAGCCAGTTAAGGCAGTAGAATTCATCTATATCCCAGTACGCATCAAGAATACTGGTGAAATTTAATTAACGGAGCAAAGAAATGCCAATTACATCATTAAATAACTTTTCGATCAACCCAGCTGGTCCTGGTACCAATACTGGTATGTTGATGCCAAAACTGAAGTACCGCTTCAGAGTGACATTGCTTGGCTTTGGTACGCAGGCTAGTACAGAATTAACCAAGCAGGTCATCGACGTAAGTAGACCTAAGATTGCTTTTGAAGAGATCGAAGTTCCTATTTACAACTCAAAGATCTATTTGAGTGGTAAGCCAACGCATGAAATGTTGACCCTAAACGTCCGCGATGACGCCGCAGGCAATGTTATCAGGTTAGTTGGACAACAGATTCAGAAGCAATTCGACTTCTTGGAGCAGGCAAGTGCTCGTTCTGGTATTGACTACAAGTTCACAACTCGTGTCGAAGTACTAGACGGTGGTAACGGTGCTCTAGGCCCAGCAGTGTTAGAAACATTTGAGTGCTTTGGTTGCTTCCTACAAAACACCGACTACGGTGATTTAAACTACGGAACTAACGAAGTTGCCACTGTTGCACTAAGCATTAGATATGACAACATCCTACACGAAGCTGGTACAGTTGGTGTTGGTACACTAGTTGGTCGTCAAGCAGCTACTCAAGCAATTACTGGACTAACTCCAGGCGCAGCGTAATCTTAATTGATTCAAAACAGCCCGGTTTTATACCGGGCTTTTTTGTGACATAAATAATTGTATGGCGAATAAATTCACGAGATATCTATTAGGTGATGGTAACTTCTTTACAGGAGTACTTGGCGGTATTACTAAGCCAAAAGGCATTATGGCCGATTATCAGCATGCCGCCAGAATTTTTGTTGACGATACATTTAGACTTGCTCCGAGGCACAAGTTTCTTTATTATGCAGTATTTGAAATTAATTCTTCTGCGCACAATGCCACAGCATTTACGGCCAAACACAATCAAGAAGTTGCACTGCTTTGCAAAAATGTAGAATTACCAAAGTTTAGTTTTCAAATGGTTACAAAAAATCAGTACAATAGAAAAAAACTATTGTACAAATCAATAGACTATGATCCCGTTAATATTACCATGCATGATGATAATCTCGGAATTGTTAATTCAATGTGGGCAATATATTACGCTGCCTATATCCAAGACCGCAAATTACCATTAAATGCCTACGAAGACCTGCACTATAGAAATGCGGGCACAAGTTTTGACAATTATCGATATGGTCTAGATAATGATAAGAAATTTGACTTTTTTAACAGTATCAGTATCTATACCATGAGTCGTAGCCGCTTCAACGGATATACACTGATAAATCCTAGAATACAAAATTGGAACCATGGAAATGTTGACTACGCCGACGGCGGCACAGCAGAAAGTTCTATGACCATACAGTACGAATCT